TTACATTATATTTTTAGGTAAAATATCGCGTGGATCATCCACAGTTGCAATTATTTCATCCTCATTGACAATTCTAAGTTCTCCGCCATCAATTTTTATTCTTGATCCAGCGTAAGTAGTTATAATAACCCAGTCGCCTTCTTTACACCAAGGTTTACCATCAGGATATCTTGTCTTGTCTGTGTAAGCTAGGGGTCCTACTTTTAAAACTTTACAAATGTTTGTAGTCATTTGCGATTCAGCAACGGTATCATCAGTAAGAAGAACGCCTCCTTTTGTTTTACCTTGTAATTTTAATGGAAATAAAACTATTCTCCAACCAGTCGGTGTTGGTACTTTTTCAAGTTCGTCTTTCTTTTTTTCAGCCTGCGCACCATCCCAAACATGTTTTGGTACGATTAATTTTGGTTTAGTCATTTTCTAACTCCGTATTCTTGAGCAAGAGCGAAAGCTCCTGAGTTTCTTGTCTTAAAGCAGCTAATTTTCCAGTCAAATAATTATAATGTGACCAGTCTTTTACCTGTCCGCTTAATATAACTTCTTCTATCTGCTTTTGTCTAGCAATTAAATCTTTTTTATAAGCTGTAAAGAAATTTTCTAAGCGCACGATTTCATTTGATCCGATAATTTTTTACAGCGATTTGGAGTTTGACGATTCCATTTCGAGTCTAACATCTCTAAACTCGCACCTTCAAAATTTCGGTTTTGCAGTTGTTTCCACATGTTACGGAACTTGGAAACCCCTGATTTACCTAGCTGAAAAACCATTTCAGTTAGTGTATGTTGCGATAAAATAGGCAAATCGGTAACGCCGTGTTCTTCCATGAGTTGCCTTGCTTGACCTATCGCTTTTTTTAAATCTTTATCAAATACGTCTTGTAATTCTTCTTTGGTATACGTTTTACCGTCTTCAAATTTATCTTCATGCACCACTTTATGGCCCCAGCCAATCGTGCGAAATCCTTCCGTATCCATATATACGTGATCTCTAAAGCCTTCAGATAATTTTACGGAACCAGCTAATTCGTCGTATGTCATGAGAATTTAGTAACGGCTCCTGTTTCTGTATCCACGGCCCAATAACCAGTAACACATGTATAAATATAAGAAGTGTTAATTGGTTCTGGTCCAAGAGGTTTACGTAAAACAACATTTGACCACTCTGGATTTACCAAATGCTCTGTTAATATTTTTAGTGATTCTTCTTGTGACATTTTTATAGGTGGGTGAATAACACAATCATCCATATAAGGACTGTCAACATCATGTAAATGTGATTCTCCTTCGTCATTACACTCTACTAAAAGAGTGGTATTATTTTTTCCTCTAAAAACACAATTTACAAATTTAATTTCTTTTGTAGCAAACCCTTGATAAAGTTTTGCGTCTGGTTCATGTTTAAGTGCTGTCATCCAACACTTGTCTAACATTTCATTAAAATTCCAACTCATTATTTAGTTAATCCTTTTGCCTTTTCGAATGATCTCATCCCGGCGACCCCGAGCATTGAGGTGACTATGGCCAGAAGAGGCCCAGTCTCTATGACAGGTGGTACAATATCTATACCTGAAAATTTTGCATACCATTCAATACAGGGAGATAGGATGAAGGAAAACATTAAAGCAAGCCCTCCAATCCAGCCTATGAATGGTCGCCACCCAGCAACGAATACGCTGCGATGGGTGGCTTCTTTTGCATTAACATCTAATTGCTTTTCTGCAAGCTTTTGTTGAATGCGTTGCATTAAAATCTTTTTATCTAATTTTTCTTCCTCTGATGTATGAATCTCGTCAACTACTTTAGCGATGGTTTTTAAAGCTCCGCTTTTACCACCAAGTAACCCTCCGAGAGCTTGTAGCACTATGCGGCTCCGCCTGTCATCCAGCTTAATACCCAGATAACTACGATCGCTACAATAGCGGCTTTGATCCAATCTTTCATTTGCCAGTCACTCCATTCTTTAATGTGTGACCATAGATCTTTTAATAGGTTCATATAACCTCCTTTATTAAAGTAGATTTATATACTATTTTACACCCTTAAAAGCTACTTTTTTAATTTGCATGGTGCTTGTCTGCCCTTGAGGTCCACTTCCTTTATTTTTTTTATAAACAAAAGGAGAGTAGACAACTTCCGCGTCTGACACTGCAATTGTCTTTGGAAAAGGATTTTTTTGTGGAACTTTGGTCATTTTTGCGTTCTTAAATTTCATACGACCCCTTAGTGTACTGTTGGTTTTTGTTGCTCAAGAATAATTTCTTTATCATTCTCAAAGACTGTATTACCATTATTACCTAAGGTTTGTAAATAAATCATTTTTGCAGTAACCATCATCATAGATGCAACAATTAACATCTCTTCTTGATTTCTATTATTTTCAAAAGCATAATTAGTTAAATCATGAACAATTTCATCAACATTTAATTTTGGATTAATCATCTTCCACCTTTTAACTTTTGCATTTGAATATTATTACGTTTTGCAGCTAATTCTGCTGTTTGTTGTAGTTTAGCTTCATCTATTTCAGATTTTTGTTGTAATTTTGCAATATCAAGTTCAGTTTTAGCCATTTTAGCCATGTTATCGGCTTGTACTCTTTGTTTTTCGATGTTTATTTCTTCTTTTTTAAGCTCTACTAGTGGATCTTCCCCTCCGCCTTCAAGATATTCTTGCTCTTCCGCAATCATTTGAGACATTAGCTCCATTTCTACTTGAGCAATTTGTTCATTTAACAATTTATTAACAGCCGCTTGTATTTGTTCAGGTATTTGACCTCCAAATTGTTGAGTAAGTGCATCAATTTTATCTTTATTCTTCTCTAAAACATTTTGTGTTGCCAACATTGAAGTATGTTGAAGTATGTGAGCGGTAATATTAACCATTACATCAGGCATAGTTCTAACTAATACAGAAGAGATGAAAGCTCTATGTGTATTGATATGAGCAACATGATCTTGTTCAGCAAAAGATTGAGCAGTTTTCTTCATAAGTAATTCTGCATTTTCTGTAATAGGATCTTTTGGTTGTGGCCTAGCAGGTGGAGGTAAAATAGCGTCAACATTTTGTACTCCAAGTGCCTGATACATTCTTCTATACGCTTCATAAGCATTATGTATTTGTGGGTTTGATTGTGCAAGTTGTAATTGTGCTTGAGCCAATTGAATTCTTTGTGACATTGAAAAGATGTTTGGATCAGATACTGGGATGATATCAATTCTATCATCAAAATCTTGAACCTTAATCATTCGTTCGCCACCTGAAACATTGTAAGGATATTCTGGTGGAAGATATAATTGAAATACTCTTGCTAATAATTTAAATTCAACTTTTTGAGCATAATGCATTCTTTTATGAATTGCGCTCATTACTTTAGTTCCTTGTTCAATCATTGCCATTGTTGTTCCAACTGGATTAGCATTGTTTGAATCTGAAATTTTTGCGTCTGCTACAGCAGCAAATCTTTTTCCTGCATCTACACAAAAACTAAGAAGCATAAATAAAGTTTGACTTGGTTCTTTATATGGAAGAGGTACAAAGTTTGCTCTTAGGTCTCCTCCTGGAGCATCAACATCTCTAAACTCGCCCGGTTGTAATGGATTGTCATCATCTCTAATTCGAAGACCTCTTGCTTTAAATCCTGCTGGTAAGTTTGATAATGTTCCCGCATCAATAAGTTGACGTAACGAGGAGGTAGCCGATCTTGATAAACCTCCCAACATATGGATAAGACCAAAACCATAAAAGCCAAGACCTGGAAGGAAACGATAGTGAACGAAATATTGTATCTTCTTTTTTTGAGGATCTTCTTGTTTATAGTTTCTGTAGATTGATAAAACTTTTCCTGATCCTTCATCGATTGTAATTATGTAAGGCAATTTAATACCTGTAGGCTCACCATTCAAACCGATATCTTCGAATCCTGGTATGTCCAAATCACAATGTATTTCAAGTAAAGTACATTCGTTATCATACTGAATATCACTAGGACTTACTCCTTCGATAGAATTATATTTTTCTTGAATAGCACTTTCGTTTGGTAGCATTGACTCAAGATCAACATCTCGGTAAAAACCATTAACTTGACTTTTTCTAACTTCATTTTTATTTTGTTTTAAAACATGTGTAATACGTGGAGCTGTTTCTAGATCTGTAGAATGATAAGGAACAACTAAATCTTCAACGGGAATAAATTTTGCAACTGCTCTTCCTAAGTTTGCATCGTAATAAACTTTTTTAAAAGAAGAACCCGCTAAAGCTAAAAAGAATAACATCTGATCCATGTCAGGATCATACTCTTCCATTACAGAAGTTATTTGATAATTCATGTAGTCTCGAACTCTTTTACCTTGTTCTTCAACTTGAGGATTAAGAGCTCCAACAATGTCACATTTTACTGGACCACCTGCTGGAAGTAATTCTTTGTATGCTTGTGCTTGAAACTGCGTAACAGATTCTGCTAACATTGGGTGGGTTACACCACTTGCTCCTTGAAAGGGCTGTGATCTCTCTTCGTATTTAAATCCTAGAAGGTCTAATCCTTGTGTGTAGCCTTGTTCCCAATCCTTTCTTGTTTCTTTATCAGTCTCATAGTCAGCAATCAAGTCTGAACTCATTTTTTCTAATTCATCTTCATCAACAAATTCTGCTAAATTAGAATCAAAAGTAGCTTGCATGTTAAGTGTTTGTGGACCGATGATAGCACCACCATCTTGTAACATTTCTATGTTATTTTGTGGCTGCCCTTCAATATTTATTTCAATAGGACTGCTTGCATATTGATCTATTACAATGTCGTTTTCTGTAGGTTGAATTTTTTTATCTATGGCCATTATATGCTTTCAAAGAATATTTCGATGTCAATTAAAGGATCTGCCTTTGCATTTTTTGTTTTACCACCCTTTTTGAATTGAGGAAAGCCAATTTTCTTTAAAAGATTAGGATCAAAATCCTCTCTAGGTTTTAAGTCAATATATGGCATATTAATAAGCTGCAAAGTATTTTCAATTTCTTCATAACGATATTCATCTCTACGCCTTGTTTTTTCACCAGTTCTGACATATTTTTCCATTCCAGGAAACTGGTTTTGTCTCACTCTTGAAAAATATTCATCTCCTCCACTATCAAATTTATACTGGCCATCATTTCTTACTTTAAGTGTTGCCATTGAAATTTCATCATCACTCATGCCAAGTGCCTTGCCTCTTTTGGTAATATCTTTATTTAATTTTTTTATAAATTCATTTGTTTTATTATTATAAATATTAATAAAACCTTTGTAGTTATCTTTGTCTGCACCTTCATAATGAGATACAACTTCACCTGGAACCCATCCTAAAAAATCATCACCATCTTTTAAAGCTTGTGTAAGCCTATCTTTCATTACTTGCTTTACCCAATATTGAGCTCCGCCAGCATAAGGATAAAAATTTCTACTTGAAGTAAAATCATTCGCTGATGTAGGATATTCAATCTGCGGTTTGTTACGATGAACATCAGATTGCATTTCCATAATAATACTGCCTTGATCCCCGTTTTCATAATTCTGTATTTTTCTTCCTCTACTAAATGCAACTGTATTGTCCGCTGTAGGATGTGAAGTGTTATGTTCGTTTGTTCTTTTATCTTGTCCAAAATAAGAATTAAAATTATGTGTGATGACAGAATAGTCCTCTGCTCTTGTTCCAGGCAAACCAATATTCATATGTTCATTTGTAAATACAGTGCCTTGTAAGGTTGAACCTACTTGACGAATATAATCTTGTATCTTTGCGTACTCTCTATTTCTCTCAAGTATGGCTGGATCAAGATCTTCTTCGGCCAATAATTCTTGTGTTTGTATTTGTATTTTAGCTAACGCATCTGCTGCTGTATCTCTATCGGTAGCATTTTGTATACTTTTCAAATTATCTGTTACCAAATTTTTATACCTATCTACAAAATCTGACAGTTGACCCGGACGCATGACAACATCCATTTGATTTATACCTTGAATTGCATTTTGTACTGTTTGAGGAAAGAGCTCTTGGTCTCCGCCCATTATTTGATAATTACCAAAACCTGCTAATTGGTTATCTGCTGCTTGAACTAGTTCTAGTAATTCTTTGGAAGTAACTTTTCTTTTTGGATCCGCTTGATTAATTTGTTCTAATTGTGCCGCG